CCCTGCCTGTCTGAGAAGATATGTAGCACTGAAGTATAATGGAATTGATTGCGAATCAATCTTTGAGGGTGATGTGAGAGAGTGGGGCAGGAAGAATTACTTGCCTCGACTAGATGAATACGATGAAGAAAGGGCTAAGGTGATGAAAGATGTTCTTGAATAAGACTAATCTGTTGAAGCTCGTTGGGATATTTCTTGGGGTGTTTGTTGGTCAGATAATTTATTACATTGTATGCGATATTGTGCGTGGGGAGTTTGATGAGATTCTATTTGGCAAGTCTAGCACATTCCAAGAAGATGCTCAGGTGGGTTCATCAGACCTACCCTGATCTTGGCGTACTCGTCTCGTATGAGAACCCAAGAAAGTTTTTTGACCCTTTAGAACGAGTAATTACTGAGGGTTACACTGATATAATGCTTGACAGTGGGGCCTTTTCTGCTCAGATGAGAGGGGCAGAAGTTGATCTGGATGCCTATGCTGATTATGTCAAAAGGTTTCAAGACCAAATTACAATTGCTGTATCAGTAGATGTGATATGGGAAGGTGAGAAGTCACTGGATAATTGGAATTACCTTTGTGACAAAGGCATAAAAACGATGCCGGTCTTTCATTTCGGAGAAGATGAGAATATTCTGGAAGAGTATGTCAGCCGTTCCGATTGGGTTGGTGTTGGGGGAGTGGCAAGCCAGGGGAACACGCAAAGGCTTAGCTGGCAGACTTTGTTTCCGCACTTTAATTGGTTGTTTACGAAATACCCCGATCACAAGTTTCATGCCTTTGGAATCAATATGCCAGAATTGATTAACAGGTTTCCATTCTATTCCTGTGATGCGGTGACGTGGAGAATTGGTTCTCGATTTGGCAGACTAATCACTCCGACAAAAAGATGGGATATAAGCCTTAACAGGAACAAAGCGGCGAACGATGAGAAGTTGGAAGCTGATGGGGTCTGGATGTGGTTGGAAGATAATTACGGATTGAAGAAAAGTGAAGTTTTGGGTGCGCCATTTGATTGGAAGCGAATTGATCGGGTGAATATTGCTGAGCTACGAAAGATGTTTGTGTTGGGTGAAGGGGTGGCAGAAGTAAGTTCATCTGTTAATATGTTCTAAATGTTACAAGGTGTCTGGAGAAAAAAAGATTCCTCGACCTTTCGTAACATGATATTATGTAATAAGAAAGGGAGAATAAATATGGAACGGGTGCTTACTTTTTGGGACGGTGTTGGACTGTTTATTGTATTTGTTGGAGCAGTAATAGTTATCTATGGGGGGATATTTGTCAATGATGATACCTATTTTGATGATAGAAAAATGGCAGCTGTGGCATTGGGAATGTTTGTAGCTGCAATTGGAATTATGATTTTTGGGGTAAGTTTAGGAGTAACTCATAGATAGAAGGGAATAGGAAAGTAGAATGATAAACTTAGATGAAATTGAAGAAAGATGTGAAAAGGCAACAGGGGGGCCGTGGTGGAATGATTGCGGTGTAATACACGCTCCGCATTGGGACAGTGATTTACCAGAAGGCGTAGCGTGTCATCCAGCGGATACGTATAATGGAAATGGGAAGGATTGGGACGCAGATGCCGAGTTTATTGCCCACGCCCGTGAGGACATCCCCGCCTTAGTTGCTGAGATAAGGCGACTATGTTGTATTGTTTATGGCATATCGTCACCTAATCTTTGTAGTTGGACAGAGGTGAAATGAAATACTTACACGTTAATCCGCCTTGGTATGCCTTGCAGGCGGGGTTGCGACAGCCTAACATACCATTAGGTGCAGCCTATTGCGCTCGTGCTGCTTTGAGTGCTGGCTGTCAGGTTTTGATGTGGAATGGAGATTTGTTGCCCACCGGAACAGATAATCTTTATAGTCAAGAAATGGACGCCTATCCACAGTATGTTAATCATGTTATTGGTAGCTATGGAAATCCTGTATGGATGGATTTGATTAAACTCTTACAGGACTTTCGACCTGATATAGTAGGTATCAGTGTTTCCACACCTGCTTATGATTCAGCTTTGCAGACTGCTCTTATTGTTAAAAGGGAATTACCTGAAGCCAAGGTAGTAGTGGGCGGGCCTCATGTCAGTGCTGAGCCGTGGGGTATAGTGGGCGACCCTAACATTGATGTAGCAGTAGTAGGTGAAGGGGAGCAAACACTGATAGCATTGATTAACCTGTGGAGTATGGGTCAAGAGCCAAAAGGAATTCGTGGCCGGTCTACAAAGTTGATGGATTTGAAAGATTTGAAATGGCCTGCTAGAGGTTGTGCTTATGATCGCTATGGTTTGCTTGACAAAGATAACTATGGCGCAATTATGTATAGTCGTGGCTGTCCTTTTGGCTGTACCTTTTGTGGCTCTCATAATACGTGGGGGAGAAAGACGAGGTGGCGAGATGCTAAAGATGTGGTTGCTGAGATGGAAGCTATACATATGGAATATGATACACGGTACTTCTCCTTTGAGGATGATACATTTACATTAAATCAAAAGCGAACTTTTGATTTATTATTCAGTATAGAGAATTCAAATATATTAGGGGTTCCTGGCTTCCGTTGGACATGTAACACTAGACCAGAATTATTTGATGTGGAAATGTTAGAATATATGAAGGCAGTAGGTTGTGCTGCTGTAGCTGTTGGTATTGAAAGTGGTAGTCCACGAATGTTGAAGAAGATGAACAAAGCCTTCACGGTAGAAGATGTGAAAAAGGCTGTCAAGATGATAAAGGAAGCTGGTATGATAGCAAGCGGCCAATTTATGATAGGCTTTCCTACTGAGACAGAAGATGAGATGTGGGAGACTATTAGGTTGGCCGAAGAGTTGGAGTGTGAGAGTGTCATGCTTTCGGTAGCTACTCCGCTGCCTAGCACACCTTTGTTTGAAGAAGCAGTAGAATTGAAATTGATAAATAGGAATAAAGTGGATTGGTCTATGGTGACGACCAAAAATGATGGAATCTTAATGGCTATTGAAAAGGGTGGTGAATTTTTGCCTATGCCTTTGGCGGAGCGGTTGCGAATAGTAGGGGAAGTGAAAACAGCGTTTGATGAGATACAGGCTAAGACACAAGAGATTAAGGATAGAAGTAGGGCAGAGTATGAGGAACAGTATGAATAAAGATATTTCTTGGGGAATTGTTTTAGGGGTTGGTATTAGTGGCACAATTCCAGCATTTCTTGTTACACTAGGTTACTTTGAGATGGGGCAGGTATGGCCCATTATGAATATTATCAGGCTGGCACTTTTTGTTTTTGTTCTTCTTTGGGGATTTCGAGAAACACGATGACTTTACTTATGGCCCTAGATATCGAAACTACTGGAAGTCGAGATGTATTTACCGATAGAATACTCTTGCTTTCAGTAGTCATGTCTGACGGGCGAGAGTACATCTTCGAGGATTGTCCTGATTGGGTTTTGGAAGCAGTTATAGATAAAGATGTAATAAAGCTGGTTCACAATGCTTCCTTTGACCTTAAACTTTTGCAGCACAACTTCGGGGTAGTGGCGAATAATGTTTGGGATACACTGGCAGTTGAACGTCTGTTGACTTCTGGTAAAGGCTTAGGTTGTAAACTAAGTGATGTAGTATTTCGTAGACTAGATAGATATATGGACAAGAGCGTGCGGGGTAACTTCAGATTTGGAATAGCGGGTGAGAAAGAGAAGGCGTACTGTCTGGAAGACTCTCGTGTCCTTTTGCCCATTTATCGTCAGCAGAAGGAAGAAATAGAAGCTAACGGGCAACAGAAAGCTGCCGAGTTGGAAAGTCAGATGAGTATTATCGTTTCTGATATGGAACTGACTGGGGTTGGCTTTGACCTTCCATTGTGGAATAAGTTATATGCCATAATGCAGGACAAAAGGAATGAGGTAGAGAGAGAAGTTTTGGAAGCTTTAGGCGTCTCCTGTTCGGTTGACCTCTTTGGCGGTTTCTCGAACAAGTCTGTTTCCCTTACGCAACGAGATAAGATGCTTAGTCTATTGACAGAAATTGGCGTAGACTTGGTGGATTATCGAAGTGAGACACTTCAGGAGTATACTCATACTCATTCCAGTGATGGGGCGCAGATAGTTTCTGATATATTGGAATTCAAGCAGTGGGACAGAGCATTAGGCTGGTCTTATCCTGACGACGTTCATCCAAAGACTGGCAGAATCCATCCTCATTATAATCCTCAAGGGGCAGATACGTTTAGATTTATTTCCAGCAAACCGAATGTGCAACAGGTTTCTGCTCCGTTTTCTGATGAGGTTAATTTCCGTCACCTATTCATTGCACCAAAAGGAAGAAAGATTGTGGGGGCAGACTACAATCAAATTGAATTCAGGGCATTGTCTGATGTGACAGGAGATAAAGCTTACATAAAGGCTTACAAAGAAGGTTTAGACCTGCACGCTATGGCGGCTGAGATGGTGTTGGGGAGAAGACCCAAAAACAAATCAGAACGAGCCTTGGGCAAGACATTGAATTTTGGTGTAGCCGCTTATGGGGGAGGCATCCCCGCTCTGAGGCGAACAGCTTTGAACAACGGGTTATTCTTGTCTGAAAGACAGGCTGACAAATATCTCAAGAAGATACGGAAGAAGAATGTGGCTATTGAAAGATGGGGTAAGCTAGTAACTGCTAGGATGCTTCGTAAAGGCTATATTCAGACTGCTATTGGTCACAGGAGATGGTTAGAAGGAGAAGATAGAGAGTCAGTCGCTCGCAATACCGAGATACAGATGTTGGCAGCAGGAATAATTAAGGATGCTATGTATCCACTGTTTATTCGGTTGCGAAAAGACTTCAATAATGCGAAGATAGTGTTACAGGTACACGATGAGTTAGTAATAGAGTGCGAGGAAGGAGAAGCGCAGGAGGCTGAGAAAGTATTGGTGGAAGAAATGAAGTGTGCTGGTGAGAAGTGGCTAAAAAGTGTTCCGGTTGAAGTAGACTCATACATAAGCCAGACTTGGGAAAAATAATAGGAGGAAGTAAAGTGGAGTTCACAGTTGACAAAGACAAAGTTTTAGCATGTTTGTCCACAGTATCAAAAGCTGTGTCAAGTAAGGCAGTAAATCCTATCTTGGGGACGATCTTAATTGAAACCCAAGAGGATAAGGTAATGTTCAGGGGGGTGAGCGCATCGGCAGAAGTCACAATGAGTTGCCCCGCCAATATAGAAAAAGAAGGGGCTTGTTGTGTAGATGCTATTGTAGCAAATCTTATCTCATCTTTTAATGAAGGAGAGATAAAATTTAAGAAAGGCAAAGGACGGTTAAGTATTACACAAGGAAAGCGCCGTCATCAGCCGGTGTTTGTTGAATCCACCGACTTTCCTGAAAAGTTGACAAAAGAAGATTATGTTCCAATAGATGGCAGGAAGTTTGTCAACGCCCTTTCTCGGTGTGCGATAGCAGGAGGAGAAGTGAGTGGGCGACCTATCTTGGGAAGTTACCTCATTGATCCTGAACACAATTTCATTCTAGCTGGCGATGGTTCTCAGATAGCACTATACAAGGACATAGATTTGGTCGGTGAGAAAGCCAGTCCTTCTATCAAAGCTCTTGGCGGGTTCTTAAATATGATAGGAGGAGAGGATAAGCTTGAAGTTAGCTTTGGAACTTGGTCAGGATTCAGGACAGAGAGTTGGGAAATTCTGATAAACAGCATTGAGGGGGAGTTCCCCGCAATTGCGAAAGATGCTGTGCTAAACACCTTGGCAGAAGAACCGCCTCTGAAGATTAAGTTCAGCAAGTCAGAATTGGAACGTGCTCTGGGAGTATGCAGTCTGTACTCATCCAGAGCACTTAAGGACGGCAAGCAGCACCACACCGTCTTTTCATTAAAAGGTGGGGAAGCTGTTCTCGCTATGGATGTAACAGACTTTTCTGAGATGACAGAACCATTAGAGACATTTGAGGCAGAGGGGCTAGATGAATTTGAGATATGGTTCAATCCAAAAGACCTGCTAGAAGTTATCGGGCAGATCGCTGCACCCACTGTGGAGGTAAGATTCTTTGCTACACTCAAGCCGTTCTTGGTGCTGGATGAGGCTGACCCGAATTATACTTATTTGCAGGTAGCGATGGCTTTGCCTAAGAGTGTGAGAGAGGCAAGAAAGCAAGATGTTGAGGTAGAAAAAGAGGGGGATTTTTAGATGGTGGTTGATACTCAACTGATAATAAGAGATGCGATTACTTACACCCAAGAGATTTCCAAACGAAGTGAAGAAGTAACATCCCTATCTCCGATAGATCAAGAAGGCTGGTTGTTAGAGATGGGTAGAGTATTACGCGGCTGGGATGACATCAAAGATTTCAGTACAATGTTAGAAGCTGAAGTCTTGTATAATGTTTGGCTGGTTTGGGAGCACAACGAACCAGAGAAGCGTCTTATTCCTTCTGTGACATCCAAGTGGGAAGGGAACTTTTATGCTTGGGCAGCTTCTTTCACAAAACGTCGCTATGCAAAAGAACCGGCACGGGTGACGATTACAAACAAAATAAGCGTATTTCGAGACTGGATTGGGGAGAAGCTTATAAACTATCCTTCATATGTGTACATTCCTAGACGAGATGAATATGGAAAAGTTGTTAACTCTAAATTAGAGAACGAAAAAGATTGGATTAAAGTGGAGTTCGATCCAAGGAAGATTGATTATGGAAAACTGTTAGTATCTCGTGCGACGGCTAGAAAAGGGCTAATGAGTGAAGAGTCTTGGACAGCTTTGGCTGATCCCTATGCAACTGTGGCAGAATTGAGAGCAATGCTTCAGGAAGATTGGAAGAGCGGAGGCAATGAAGAAAAAGGTGGCAGTCTGGTCAGAGCATCTTCTGATGAAGACGACTTTTCCATCTTTGAACAGAATGGAACTATTTATGCAGGTAAGCCAGGAGCAGTAGTAGCTGTAATGCAATTGATTGATGAAAGTATGATTGAAAGCCCGATTGCCCGCAGAGCTGCTGAGCATATGTTGGGGGCTGTTGGTTGTAGTTATTCTGCTTCGTTGAAGGAAGGAAGAACTGAGATGAATTTGCCTTTAGCTCACGTCTCAGATGGCTTTCTGGTTATCAGCAAAGGGATAGAACGAATAGGGCAGTTTGACAGAAACGAAGCTGAGGAAATAGGGAGAGTTATTGATGAGATGTTGGAACAGGAGGATAGAGGATAGATGATAGGCATACTTCAGTATCTAAGAGATGTAGTTTTCGATGCCGTTGACTGTTTGTTTGGTTTGCTCATCAACATCGGTTTGCTCAAGAGTGATGACGGTGAGCGGAATACAGGTGATCCCTATGGAGATTGCGAGGCTGAACTATATCATAGCTGGGAAGAATACAATGAACTTTGATTGTTGGATTCCACTTCTTCCCCCAGGAATAAATAGGACATATGGCAAAGGAAGGGGGAGAGTATACCTGACACATGAGGCAAGAGCTTGGTCTAAAGGCGCAGCATTGGTTATTGGCGCAGAAGCAGGAAGAATAGGTTGGGAAGATTATGGCGGTGATTATGAGATACAGATAACTATGTACGGTTCTCGATTGGATGTTGATGCACCAATCAAGTTAATCATAGACACCGTGACAAGGAAGTTAGGCTTCGATGATTCGAGAGTGATAATGCAGTCCTCAAAGACAGTGAGAGATACAGATAAGGAAGGGGCACAAATTGTCTTGAGGGAGTTGAAAACGTGAGTGTTTATATTGACCTTGTTAAGGGTTTGGTTAATAAATGTGGTGGGAAGGGGTTATCGTTTAATAAAAAAAGGATTATTCTGGACTCCAGCAATCTTTCACTAGATACAGATTGGGTAACTTGGCAGAAAGTATTGAAACTGGCAGCACAGTTTAATCAGAAAGGTATGTGTATATGTGGAGAAATACTAGGAGATAGTGCAGAGTTGCATCACGCATTGATAACTAAACAAGACGCCAGGGGAAGTCGAGAAAAGGAAAGGATTCTGCATCATTCTTATAACATTATCTTGGCGCATCCAGAATGTCATGCCAAGTTGCAGAGGAAGGACAGTTTGCAATACTTGTCTATTCTTTATGGTGATGTCGAAGTCCATACGTGGTACAATGAGCTTCCGTTCAGAGCGATGCCAAGGAGATTGTAATAGTTTCAGAACTTTGCCTAAGATGCATCAAATTGTATATTTGACATTGCCACGTAGGTGTGGTATAATGGTACTGTAACATAGTGAAGGAGATACTTATGGAGTACTCAGTCTATGTGTCTTTTCGGTGTGATGTTGTTTTGGAACGACAAGTTCGAGTCGAAGCGGCTAAACGTGATATGAACCGTACCGAGTTTATTATAGAAGCATTACGTGAAAAGCTGGAGAAAATTGATGTACAGGGCGCACAAGATTCGGCTCAACCCAACATCTGAGCAAGAACAGCATCTAAGACAAGCTTGTGGGATAGCTCGCTTCTGTTTCAATTGGGGTTTGGCAGAGTGGCAGAAACAATACGAATCTGGCAGCAAGCCTTCGGCATATGCTTTGAAAAAGCAGTTCAACGCTATTCGTCGAGAATATTTTCCCTGGTCTTATAATGTGTCGAAGTGTGCAGTAGATACGGGTTTCCTCAACCTAGGTGCAGCGTTTCAGAATTTCTTCCAACGCTGCAAGAAGGGCGATGCGAAGAAAGGCTACCCCAATTTCAAATCTAAAAAACGAGCAAGGCAGTCCTTTAGAATGGATGGAGCACGAATCAAAGCTGATGGTCATTGGCTTAGGTTGCAACGTCTGGATATGCCTATCAATATGGCTGAAAGATTACGATTCAATGGTAAGATTAAATCTATCACAATCTCTGAGAGTGTCGGTCACTGGTACGCCAGTATTTTAGTTGAAGTCGAGCCACCAAAACATGAGTGCCCACAAGAATCGGTTGGTATTGATTTGGGCATAAAGACATTAGCTGTTCTTTCTGATGGAGCGCAGTTTGAAAATCAAAAGCTGCTCCGGTCAGAATTACGTAAGTTAAAGAGATTGAATCGAGAGTTGTCTAGGCGACAAGAGGGAAGTGGACGGTGGCAACGCAGCAAAGAGAAGTTAGCACGTATACACTGGCAAGTGGCAAATAAGCGGCTGGACTATCAGCATAAGACGACTGCTGAAATTGCCAAGACTTATCAGATCATCGGCATGGAAGACCTCAATGTAGCCGGTATGCTTAGGAATCACTGTTTGGCTCTATCAATTGCAGATGCGGGGTTTGGTGAGATTCGGCGGCAACTTATTTACAAAAGTGAATGGTATGGAGGTATAGTAGTGTCAGTGGGTAGGTTTTTTCCTTCTAGCCGCCTTTGTCCAGAGTGCGGTTGTATTAACTCAGAACTAACGTTATCTAACAGGACGTGGGCTTGTGATTGTGGGGCAGTGCATGATAGGGATTTGAATGCAGCATGTAATATCGAAACTGAAGCTTTAAGAATTGTGGCCGGAGTGGGTTCACGGACACATAAAATGCATGTGGAGAGAATGTCAGACTCTTCGGAGCAGTTCTCAATGAAACGTGAAAATATGGCTGACGAAAGGCGGCCTCCCAGACTTGTGATTTAGTCAAGTTTGGTAAACCAGACTGTGATGACTGCATTATACACTCAGTACCGTCCAAAGACCTTTGCTGAAGTGGTGGGGCAAGACTATATTGTAACCACCTTGTCTAATTCTGCTACTTCAGGCAAGTTATCTCATGCTTATCTTTTGTCGGGGCCACGCGGCTGTGGAAAAACAACAACTGCCAGACTGATAGCTAAAGCAGCTAGTTGTAAGAAAAAGTTGCCTTGTGGTGTGTGTGACAGTTGCAAACAGATTGCTGATGATTCTCACCCAGATGTTATAGAGATAGACGCCGCCAGCAATCGAGGTATAGAATTTATTCGGTCACTAAGAGAGCGTGTTCTTTCTGTGCCAATGGTGAGTGATTACAAGGTTTACATAATAGATGAAGCAGCTATGCTTACTCGTGAAGCTTCCAACGCGTTACTCAAAACCTTGGAAGAGCCTCCGCCACACATCATATTTGTCTTGGCAACAACTGAACTGGAAAAGATGTTGCCGACGATAAAAAGCCGATGCCAAATTTTCAACTTTCGCCTGATACCAGAGAAGGTTATCGCAGAGCGATTACGACAAGTGTGCTTAGATGCTAAGATGGAGATTCCTGAAGAAACTATCACTTTGGTAGCTGAGGCAGCAAAAGGGTCTATGCGAGATGCTTTATCCCTGGTTGACGTAATCTACGGGCTGGACAATATGGATGCGGACAGTGTTCGCAGACTATTAGGCCGTCCTCATTATCAGCAAGTAGGCGACTTTGTTTCTTGCTTGGAGGAGCGAAATGTCAAAAAATCCTTGACATTTATAGGACAACTGTACGCAACAGCAGAAGTAGATATGTATACCTTTCGTGATGAAGTAGCTGCTTGGCTAAGAGGATTGCTATTTGTAGTAGCAGGGGCTGAGTTTTCACACCCGATGCTGGATAGAATGAAGTCGCAGTCTTATGGGTTTGATGAAGGGAACCTGCTAAGTTGCCTTCGAAGTTTCACTAGGAGGGAGAGCTTTCCGGTGCTACCACAGTTGGCGTTGGAATTGCCCGCTGTGGAGGCGATAGGAAATTTGGGAATAGCGGAGGATTTTTAGGTGAAGGAGAAGTGAGATGAATAAAAAGATCATCTATGTAGTTACGAAGGGTGAGTATTCGGATTATAGGATTTGTGGCGTGTTTGACAATAAACCAGATGCCAGTTATGTGGCTGCCAAGTATGATGGGGAGGTTGAGACATATTCTCTCAATCCGGCTGTGTGTGAGCTGAGGAAAGGCTATACAGGATTCATTGTTCGCATGGAACGTGATGGGACGACGGACAGTGTAGAGGAGTGGGAAGATTTTATCGCTGAAGAGGAAGAGGAGCCTACCTTCTTTCCGCTTATTTCGTGGATGGTGACTAACATGTATGCCAAGGACGCAAAACATGCTGTCAAGATAGCCAATGAGCGACGGACAAGAATGATTGCTGAGGGTAGGTGGCCGAGTATTGCAGAAGTGAAAGGGGAATAAAACATGAGAAACAATTTGAAAGAAATAAATGAGTCTATCCAGGGATTACGGGCGAATAGAGACAGTATTCGTAAGAGATTAGATCGGCTAGAGGAGTATGTGTCTACATTAGAGGAAACCCCAAAACGAGAACCTTTGGAAAAAGGAACGAATGTGTGGGTATATCAGTGTGATAGGTGCTGTGCACGACTTAAAGTAACGTTTGATTCTAATGTGACAGAGAAGGAGACGAAGTGCTGTTTTTGTGGGACGTGGCAGCGAGTAGTTGCACCAGATAGTAGATTACCTACAGCTGGATGTTTTCAGTATAGCTAAAAGTACTTGACAGAAGAACTTGACATAGCAACCGTGTTGTGGTATACTATAGTTGTTTAGTGGGGAGATTCATTTTCTTCCTCCTTCCTCCTTTCCGGGGCTACTGAGAGGTACAGTGCTCAGTAGCCCTCTTTTATTTATTAAACAACATGTCGAGGTAAATACATGGCAGACAACGCTCAAAAAACAAATGGCGAATTACTGATTAGAATTGATGAACGAACAAAGAGAATGGACACAAAAATGGACGATATATGTTTAGAGATGCGGGAAGAGCGACGAAAAGATCGTGAGCAAATTAAGTCTAACACAGAGAATATAATACGGCATGGCGAAAGGTTGGGAGTAATAAATAAAATAGGTGCATTGATTGGTGGTACATCACTTGCCGCAATCGTGTCTTCGTTGTGGGGAAAGGTGTTTTAAGCTATGCCTTGGACAGTAAAAGACCCCCCACGCCCCGCTCGGAACTGGACTGAAAGTGAGAAGAAACGCTGTGTGGCCGCAGCGAACAAAAGGTTGGCAGAGGGCGGAAAGGATGCTGAGCAACAGGCCATATTTGCTTGCATCCGTGCCGCTGGGAAATCTACTAAAAAGGAAGATGATTCTATGAATGACAAATTCTATATTATTGACGGTGAAGTTGTTGCGTTAAAAGAGCTTGTGGAAGCTTGGGTTGGCAAAGCGACGTGGAAACGAGCTTATATCAATGATTTACCAGACTCCTGTTTCCTTTATGTAGAGTCTGGCGATAAGGATGATGAAGGTAAGACAAAGCCTCGTTCAAAGCGGCACTTTCCTTACAAGGATGCTTCTGGCAAGGTAGATGTTCCTCATTTGCGGAATGCTATTCAACGTATTCCTCAGTCCAATGCGCCTGGTTTGTCGGCAGAGAAGAAAACCCAATTGCAGAATCGTGCCCGCAGAATGTTGGCACAAATACAGGGGAAGGACGAGAAGAAAGATGTAAAGAAGGATACGAGTCTGTCTGATTACAGTAATATGATTAGGAATGCTTTCTATGAATTTAAGGGACCAAGAGAAGATAAAAGAGATGCTGTTGAAGTGGCTTACAATGCTTATGTGAGGGAGATTTACGACAGTTATGTGATTGTTGAGGAAGATAATGAACTGTATGCCTACCCTTACACATTTAACGGTAAAGACTTCTCCTTCAGCATGGGTATTAAAGTTGAGATAACTTACATTCCTGTCGGCAAGAAGCATGTAGAAGTGGATAAGAAAGAGGAAAGCATATTCGAAGTTCCAATCGTCAAGGCTGATGAGGAAAAACATTTGGTTTATGGCGCAGTGTTGATACCAGATACTCGTGATAGCCAGGGAGATATTATAACTGCCGAAGAGATTGAGAAGACGGCGCATGCTTATTTAATTCAGTCCAGAACTATTGACAATCGGCATGCAGAAGCTTTGCCGTTGGAAAAGGCCCGACCTGTTGAGAGCTACATTCTTCCTCAGAATACGACATTAGGAAAGAAAGAATTGCCAGCAGGAACTTGGATAATGACCGTTCATATTCCTGATGACGGTTTGTGGGAAGCGGTTAAGTCGGGGGAATTGAATGCTTTTAGCATATACGGGGTTGGCAAGAGGAAACGAGTTCATTAGTGTAACTTGACATATCAGTCAAGATGTGGTACAATAGGAAATAACCTATAATTGTGCAGTTTACCCGTAGCGAGAGGAGCTATGTCTCCTTTCGCTTTTTGTGTTAAAAGGATGAAATATGGAAGAGGATCAGGTTGAAATGTTTCAACTTTCAGAGGTTGATGTTCTTAGCGTCGGTTTGGTTCAGGCTGGTGCTATAGGCGAGGACTTTTTTCTGACTAAAGCTGATGGAGGCAATAATATGGCAGATGAAGTAGAGAAAGAAATTGAAGTAATTGATACCAATGAAGAGGGTTTTTGGAAGAAGATTAAGAAGTTCATAGCTGAAGCAGTGGCGAGTGAACGAGAGGAATCTGTTACAGTAGAAAAAGAAATCCCTGTAGCAGAGAGTGTAGTAGAACCTGAAGTAGAATTGTCCGTAGAGGACAAAGGAGATGAAAGTATGACTGACGAAGTTGTGAAGCAAGATGTGGAGCTTGAGGCTGAAGTTAAAGTCGAAGTTCCAGAAGAGAAGCATACAGAACCAAATCTTGCTGCCCAGCTTGCTGACATTCAGAAATCGCTAGAAACCAAGTACGAAGATGTTATCAAGGGGCTACAGGAGAAGGTAACTTCTCTGGAGCAGGAATCGGCTGGCACAAAGAAAGTCGCAGAGCAGAAAGAATTTGTTCAGAAGGCTCGTGACTTTAGGGCGCTTCCTGGCAAGTATCCTGAGATGGGTGAGAAATTCTATAATCTGAGTAAGTCTTCAGAGAAAGAAGATTTTGATTGGTTGATGGCGTTGCTGAAAGCGGCAGATGAGCAGTTGTTTGTAGCTGGCATCTTCAATGAGAGAGGTACGACTTTGACACCGGCAAATATTGAGGTGGAGGCAAAGGTTTTGAAGCAGGCTGAGGACGAGAAAATTCCTATTGACGAGGCTATGCTGAAACTTTCTCGTGAAGACCAGGAAAGTATGCTTGAAGTAAGTCGGCAGGAGGCTAAATAATGACTAATTTTCAAGGTGTAGTGTTCGATCTGCCTATGACAGCATCGGGTGATTTGAACAGTTATCAGTACTACTTTGTAAAGGGAGCGTCTACGGCAGGGCGAGTAGATGCGGCGACTGGGGCTAGTGGCCCGCATGTTCTTGGCGTATTGCAGAATGACCCAAGAAGCTTGGAAGAGGCAACAGTTCGTATTCTTGGAACATCCAAAGTTTACTTTAGTTCCAGTACGGCGCTAGGGTATATGGATTTGGTATCTTCGGGTTCTGCTGGTGCTGGAGAAGCACAATCTGGAAGTAGACCAGCAGTGGGTTATGCACTTGAGAATGTTGTGGCAGGTACAGGTTATGCCGAAGTGCTCTTGTCCCCGGTGATTCCTATAATTACGGACAATACCCCATAGGAGATGATAAAAAATGGCTAATCCAACTCTAAGAGATGTTCACGTAGATCAACCAATGACTCGTATCTCAATTGCATATAAGAATGCGGCTTATATTTATGATCAAGTTTTTCCTATGGTGCCAGTTGAGAAGAAATCGGATGTCTACTTTGTCTTCGATAAAGCGTCTTGGTTCCGTAATCGGAGTGGTGTTCGTGCTCCTGGTACGAAAGCACCACGGGCGGATTATGGTGTGACAACCGCATCGTATATCTGCATCAACGATTCCTTGGCGAAAGAAATACCTGATGAGGTACGTGATAATGCTGATGCTCCACTGCGACCTGACATCACAGCAACTCAGTTTGTAACTGATGCGCTCATGCTAGGTCAGGAAATTCGTGTGGCAACGTTCATCACAGCTTGTGCAAACTGGGCTTCTGCCTCCAATCCGGGTACCAAGTGGACTTCCGATGTCAGTGATCCGTGGGGAGATATCGATACTGCTATTGACGCTGTAGTTGGTAGTATTGGCAGGTTCCCGAATACGGCAGTAATGTCGTGGGACGTTTGGCGGCATCTTCGTCAGCACCCCGACTTCTTGGATAGGGTGAAACATACCCGTGTTAGTGGGCGTGTAGAAGCAACTGACCTCGCTTCTTGGTTCGGTTTCGATAAGGTACTTATCGGAACAGCAATTCAGGAAACAGCGCAGGAAGGGCGTACTTCTTCAATGAGCTATGTTTGGGGAGACGACTTCTGGTGCGGTTATGTGCCTTCAGCACCGGCTCTGGAAGTTCCTGCTGCTGGCTACTGCTTGCAGTGGGGTGCAAGGAAAGTCGAAAGGTTCCGTGAAGAGCAGGAACATCAGGATGTAGTTGCTGCTGAATGGTACACGGATGAGATCGTCGCGGCCAGTGACGCGGGCAGCGGATTCTTTGACTGTGTTTGACATAACAACAGGTAAGTAAGTGTTGTATTTAGGGACAAAAGGTTACTTACCTGTTTGTTAAGTTCAATCTCACGTTTAAGGAAGTTGGCGTGTTTTTGAGAATGGTCAGATCGAATGTAGATGTGCAGGTTCTCTAGATGATTGTCGTCTTTAATGCCGTTAATATGATGAACAGATTCATTTGAGGTTAGGGGACGACCTAAGTGAAGGGCTATAATAGCTCTATGTTCAAGAACATACATGTTTCTGACTTTGAACATTGGTTTAAGCAAGTTTTGCTCTTCTTTGGAAAGGGTACGTCTGTGACGAAGAACATAACCTTCGCTAGTGGTTGCATAACCGTCAGAAATCATAATTGGGGGTTTTCTCACACTGGCGTAGCAACGAGTGCAGCAACCAGTAAATTGATCGTTTTTAATAGACTGTCTCATGCCACCTTCTCGCTTGTCAAATTTTGTCTTGCATTTTGCACAGGTAATGGGAATCAAGGGACTAGATTTGTGGTCATACCACAACTCGTCCCAATGTATGATGCAACCTGTAGAATGATATTCAGGTTGAGTCTTCCGTTTAATGTTTTTGTAAGCGGAGCGTCCTCGTCTCGTATATTCTTCAGGATTCTGAATATAAGGGGTTTCTATACGAGACTTCTCAATCAATGCTCGCAAATCGGATTTGCGATACAGCCAAGGGCGGCCTGTACCTTTTGTGGAACGCATAAAAGGTTTCAGGAATCCAATTTGTCTGTAGTAACGTAAGGTGTTGAATGCGATACCAAGGTATTTGCTCGCTTGAAATGAATCTAATAGTTCTTCAGTCATTGTAAGTCCTCCTAATGAACTTATGATGACTACAAGTATACAACATAATGAAGATAATTGCAAGTTATAAGAATTTCATCACAATAAGTAGTTTCCTCCTAGCAATAGGAGATGGCCCGGTCAGCTTCCGGGAAAGGGGTAAATAATATGCCTAGTTTTAAGATTCGTCGTTTGCTGCGTGCTATGAGTGGCGCGGAAATTGGGGACGGCGGGAAGACCAATTATACTGATTTTGATACTGCGGGCCGTCAGACTATGCTCGGTACAGCAAAGGTGTATAGGGATTTGTGGTTGCCTGCAACTGCTTTCTATGTAGCTGCTGCGTCTCCGCCACTCGATATGCTTGCTACAACTGGTTCGATGCATTCTGCAAGTATGACGCTTGACGTTTCAGCCAGTATCTTTGGCGGTTCCACAGGAGCTGGTCAAACAGCTGGGTCTGTCGTGCTTCCTACGATAATGCCTGCTGCTACCGTAAATGCAAGCCCAACTTTTGCTTGTACCACGTTTGCAAAGCCACTTGATGCTGATACTTCAGGTTCAATATCGTGTCGAGTAGTGTGGACAGCCAGCCCGATGGGGACTACTGGTAGTGTCTTTGCAATAATTGCTGGTTTGACCTATCTGTCCAGTTCGGCAGCGGCCAGAACAGCGGCTTCTGTTGGGGCGTGTCCTGCGTATAACTATACTGCTGGTTGCATTGTTCACGAGACAAACTTGGGGAACCTTCCCTCGTTTGGTTCTGGTGATGTTGCTGCAGTGTTGACATTGGCACACGGTATGGATCAAGCTGAGGATACAGCTGGTTCAGGTATCGCTTTCCTTGGTGCGAAGTTGCGGTACGTAGCAAATAGTCTCGGAACTACAACTTAATAGTTAAAACAAATCGTCAGCCTTAATTGATTTGGCGCACTGTCGTAGCTGGCAGTGGCTGGAGGACTTATGACTAAAATCTACATTCAGAAGTTTGTAGATGTACTATCCAATTCCGGTTCAGTGGGTTCTGCATTGGCTATAACTGGCAGTGCCTACTGTGCCGGATATTCTGCGTTGGTGGGGTTTATAGATACTTCGGGGTCTTCAGAAACAGGATCAGGGCTTATCATCACACAAAGTGTTGATAAGGGGGCTAATTGGGACTATGTTTCTGCCAGCGATGCTTTGACAAATGCTGGTTCAGCAGTCTATAACGTTGGAATAAGAGGAAATGCCGTGAAGGTTTCATTTACAGCAGGTTGTTCTGATGCTGCGGCTGTAAGAACGCTATTCCAACTAAGACCAATTTAGTAGGAGAAGCAAGTGCCTTATGCAGCAGCTAGTGATGTAGGAAGTTTCTGCCTCAACCTCTTAGGTAATGCAGGGTCAACTTTTACTACTGCCACCAATCCTACTCTAGGGGCAGTAAATTCTTGGCTAACAAGTGGTTGTGCCGTATTGGAGACTCAACTAGGTTCTCACGGTTACTCAACACCAGTAGCCTCTACTGTATCTGCTTATGGTTGGCTAACAAATCTCAATGCTTTGTATGCTGCAGCCAGAGCTGAGATGAGCAGAGCTAATGTCTCATTAAGAGTTGGAGAAAGGACAAGAGGGCAAGTATTTGACAAGATGTTTTGGGACGAACTAAAACGTTTGTTAGATATGGACTTGACAATGGCAGGAATATCAAGAAGTGCGACAGGTGTGGTATATGTTGGAGGGATAAGCGTGGCGGATAAAGACACACACGAGGATGACTCAGATCGTGTACCACCTCGGTTCACGAGGGCGCAGTTTGCTTTTCCTGAGACAATTAGACCAGATGGAACTTCAGCATCATAAAGGGATATGAGCAATGCTAGTAATTAAATCCCACAAGATTCTCTTAGACACAACGCCAGAAGTTGAAGACACCTTCATTTCTTGGTGTGGTGCTGCAAGATGGGCATACAATTATGGGCTAGAACAGAAAAAGAAGGCTTACGAGGAAGCTGGCAAAAGTCTTACTGTCTACGATTTGATGAAGCTTGTTGTGGTGCTCAAAAAGACTGACGAGTATGTTTGGCTTCAGGATGTTGCTTATAGCGTTCCACGTATGGCTTTGATACAACTTGGAGAAGCTTACGTCAACTTCTTCAGACGGGTAAAGAGAGGCGATAAGTTAAAAGGATTCCCAAAATTTAAGAGCAGAAAGACCGCAAAGACGGCTTTTCATATTGAGGCAGGAGCTATTGCGATAAAAGATAATCGTGTGCGTATCCCGAAACTTGGTTGGCTCAAAATGCACCAACCAATTAGATTTGAGGGAAAGATAATTAGATCAGTTTGTATTAGTCAAACAGCAGGAAAGTGGTATGTCAGTTTTAGTATCGAAACCGAAGTTCCTGATCCAATTGAGAATCAAGAGGAGATCAGAGCGGTTGGTCTTGATGTGGGAATTAAATACTTAGCTGTTTTGAGCAATGGAAAGAAATTCGAGAATCCTAAAGCAGATTATCGCCTTAAAAATTTATTTGCTAGAGCGCAACGACAAATGGAGCGAAAGCAAAGGGGCAGTAATCGTTGGAAACGAGCAAAGTTGCGGGTACAACGTATTCATAAAAGAATAGCTGATTTGCGAGCTAATGCCACACATCACGTTTCTGCTTATGTTACGTCTAATTATTCTGGTGTAGCAATTGAGGATTTGAATGTACAAGGAATGAGCAAGAATCATTATTTGGCAAAGTCTATTTTAGACGCTAATTTTGCTGAATTGCATAGACAATTGTTCTATAAGATGAATTGGGTTGGTGGGGAAGTTAGGCAGGTAGACAGGTTCTTTCCATCTAGTAAAATTTGTAGTATTTGTGGTTTTATCAATGATAATCTTACACTTGCAAATAGAGAGTGGATTTGCAAATGCGGGGCACAGCATGATAGAGATGTAAATGCAGCAATAAACCTCGTTACAGAGTGTTATGGCCGGGGGTTGACGGTTACTGCGCGTGGAGGATCGGGTGTAGCGAAACCCACCAATGAAGCGCGAACTTCTTTTGAAGGTAGGACGAAGAGAGATGTCCTGCATAGTCTTCAATTAGAACAGGCTATGTAAACCAAAAGCAGGCGAAAGTAGGCATATGAGATTGGTAGTGGCAAAATAATTTTATATGATTGTAGCAAGTTAAATAGAAAGGAATATCTAGTGACTGAAGAAAAAGAAAGCAAGAACAAAAACATTATGCAGGAAAAAGAGGAGGTGGCTGTCAAGTGGGATTGTGAGCATAACGGGCACAATGTTGTACTCGTTTATGCTGACAGTCCCACTTGACATAACAGAATATAATACCAGCCATTGGCGTTGCAAAATTCCTTCCGATGCCATGAACCGTGCCGGTAACGGCTGGAAGGGCAAGTTAATTCACTATAGCGGATTTCTACAGTTTCTCGACCCCGCTATACAGGATTTAGTAGGGCTTGCCGACTTGGTAATCTTTGAGCGCAATGTTGCTTGGCAGGAAGCGTTGGATGCTATGGAGTACTGGCAAGGATTAGGCAAGCCTGTTTGTATAGCATTGGATGATGCCTACCAGTCATTGCCTTGGTCTAATCCGGCGCATAACTTTTGGCATGTAAAGGATGATGGGGAGGCACTGAAGTTTCTTGAACGTGGGATGACACTTTCAGATGGGCTTATCTCACCAAATAGGCTTCTTCTAAAAGATTGGGAATATTGTACTAGAGGCTATTATATTCAGAACTTTGCTCCACCTGATATATGGACTGACTTGCCTTCAAGGAAAGAATCAAAGGAGAAGCGGGGGCTGTCTGACAAGGTAGTAATAGGTTGGGGTGGAAGTGTTAGTCACTATGATGGTTGGTGGGGAAGTGGTATAAAGGAAGCGGCTACGAAAGTTTGTGCCAGACATCCAGAAGTTACTTGGATGATATGCGGGAATGACAAGAGACTTTTCGACCAATTGCCGGTTCCTTTTGACCAGAAGGTCTTTCAACCAGGAGTTCCGGCTGACAAGTGGCCTCTTAACATTAAGAGTTTTGACATTGGTGTTGCTCCACTGTTCGGGCCTTATGAGCAGCGTAGAAGTTGGCTTAAAGGGATAGAGTATCTGTTAGCAGGTGTCCCGTGGGTAGGGACAGAAGGGGAACCTTATCGAGATATAGAGAAGTTAGGAACACTAATTAAGAATGGTGAGGAAAGTTGGGAAGTAGCTATCGAAGCCAAGATAACAAATATAGAAGCAGAACAGGAAATGGCAGAGCAGCTAATTCCTGTAGCCCGACAGAGTTTTTTAGTTGACAATCAGTTAGATGTATTTAGCAATGTGTACACTCAAATAAAGCAAGACTTTGTAGACGAGAAAGGTCGATTACCAGGCATACATTATGTCAGAGCCAAAAAAGTTGAGCAGGAAGAAATTGGAACAGGAACAAGCGAGGAACCTGAAGTTTCTTGAAATGTGGTCTGAAACATTTTTTCCATCAGTACAGGATGTGCCATTGGTTAAAGCCTTAACATACGAATTGATACAAGTATTGAACAACGCAAGCGTTGAGGGGATGAAAGAATGAAATTGCTAATCTCTCCCCATAGTTTATTGATACCGGTTATTAAAGAGCTGGCGGGAAAGTTTGACATCCTGTCTCTAGATAGAAACATGAATCAGACGCTAATCAACTTAGACATAGAAAGCAAAGCTTTAGGCGAATTTGCTGATCCTTCTATGCCTAACATGGCATTTGCCGAGGCGTCTAAGTTGCTTAACGTTTCATTCTCACCAATGTCATTTAATGGTTTGGGGCCTGGGCCGATTAAGTTTTTAGAAGGAGGTTTGCAGGGGTTCTTATATCCAAGGTTAGCCGATTTGGCCTTACTGGTTTTGTCTTTAGATAAGGCAGAGCCGGATTTGGTGGTTCTCCACAATGACGTGGAGAACCTAACTCGAACAGTTGCCTTGTGGTGCCAGAAGCGGGGAGTTCCCTGTCTGCATGTTCCTCATGCGGTGTATCAAGATGTGAATAGAGGAAAGATAGGTACAGACGTTCATGACCTTGTAACCGCCAGTCACCTAGCAGCTTCAGGGCCTTATCAGCGTAAGTGGTATGAGGAAAGAGGCCAAGAGAATATAAGGGAGACTGGATTGCCTCAATTCGAT